CTTACATCCCAATCAGATATATCACCATTAAACACAAGACATCCTGCAAACATATTAGAAGCATCTGTTATATTACTTAAATCTGGAATATCTGTTGCTGTTATAGATACATTACTACATCCATACAACTGTTCACCTCCACCACTGAAACCAAATCCTCCACCAAACTGTTTAATCTCCATCAACTTTTCTGAATCATTTCCATATCTACCAAATCCAAATCCAATAATATCCCCAGTAATAGTTATCTCATATGTACCAGCTGTTGAGTAAGTATGAATGATGTCAGTACGTGCTGACTCATATACTTCAATAGTTCCATCTCCCCAATCAATTGTAAAATCATAACTACCATATTGTACATGACTCATACCGAATTCATCTCTATAAATCCAATAGTGTTTAACAGGTAATTGTAATTGATTACTATTTGTACTACGATCACCAATATTATCAGTTTTCCATACACTTACAAACTTACTCTCTACATAGAAGGCTTCTCCAGATGTAGATATTTCACCATCCATAGTATATTCATAATTATTAAACTCTTCACTTGAAGATTCTATAGAAGTATTTATTCTACCACTGCCATCATATTCATATTCATTAAACTCTTCAGTTAAAGCTGAGAATGAAGATGTAGCTGATCCTGATGCTGTATAATATTTATTATATTCATAATAATAGGCAGATCCAGATGTCTTTATTTTGCCTTTGGGTGAATAAATATAGTTGTTATCACCTTCCATCATTGAAGCTGCACCTAATACTTCTATATTACCACTACCATCATATTCATAATGTTTAATTAAAAATTCAGTATCAGCACTACTTGATAGTGATATTGTTCCAGAGCCACTCCAATCAATAGAATGATTTATATAAGCTCCTCCTCCAAATGAACCAATGCTTCCACTTCCACTATATGAATATAGTTTATATGCTTCAACAGCAGCACTATTATATGCTTTAATTGTTCCTTTAGCATACTCATATACTACTTCCTTCTTTAAGTTGTCAGAGTTAAACTCTTCTAACTCATAATCATGTATATTTTCAAACTCTAAATCTTTTCTACTCTTAATTAAACAAAACTTATTTTGTAATGGTTGTCCATCTATAGATGAGAAGTTTTTATCAGATAATATAACCCATTCACCAGGTTCAAATTCATCTAAACATCTTACTTTATATTTGAAAGTACTGTAGTAATAGTAATCATATACAGCATTTGCTAATATTTGTGCTGATGTTTTATTACCTATATATGGAGCTTTATATTGAAATACTTTATCAGTTGAACCGCTTCTTTGATCAATAGTTATAGAGGTTGAACCTTTAACAAATAACTCATCAGCTCTTATTTGCATTCTTGTTATAGTTACTGGTATTGTATCTGTATTATGAATACGAACATTAAATGATAGAGGATTAGTTGAGAAATCTCTCTCTATAGCTGCTTCATTGTCAGTTGTTCTAGGCTCCATTATATCTCTAGTTTCAAGACATTGAGGCTGTATCATTTCTACTTCTTGTCCAATAACAGTGTATGCAAATGTATCAATTCTCCACTTTACTCCAGGTAGAGTACATATACATCCACCACCTAACCAACCAGGAGCACAGACTTTAGCTCTGCAACATAATCCTACAGCTTCCTTTTCTATATATTTATTATCAGATATCCAATTGACAATAACTGAGCCAATAGAGCGAAATAATCCTTCACATTTTTTCCTTCTATCTACTCTCTTCCAACCCATAACAGGTATTGTATTCGGATAAGCTTCACTTCTACCATCTTTCCACTTTGCACATTCCTCTCCAATCCTAACTTGTCTTGTAGATTCATAATCATCAAGTAGTGTTATTCCAGTTACTTCTAATAAATCTTCTTCAGTTGAACCATCTATACTAAATGCATAGAAAGCTTCTTGTATATTTGTAGCAGATGCATCTGCTGGATAATATCCTCCAGGAGGAATGGGTATTTTACTATTAGGATATTGACCTCCATCTGCTCCAGTTGTATCATCAAATATAATCTTATCTTCAACTTTATTTATTTTTTGCCATGTTATTTCAGCTGATTCATATCTTGGAGGTTTCTTTTCAAATATCAGCCTACCAACCATATTACTATTATTTATTTCTGGAAAATATGGTCCTCCTTCAAAATCAATAACATCTTTTATTTTAAAGTCAAATACTTTAAACACTCCAAATGAATCAAAATAATAAGTGAACCCATATTGAAAGAGTAGATTAGTTAATATTTCTTGATATGTACCACCATAGGGTAAAGAGTTTAAAGCTGCATTTCCATCTTCAGGTTTATTTTCTAAATGCTTAAAGAAATCTATGTATATTACATCTCCTTTAAACTCTAGAGTTGTTTCATCTATTTGATCATCAGTAAATCCTGCTTGATTTAATATAATATGAACTAATGAGTTATCTACATCTAAAGAATCCATTAGTTTAGTCGTACTTTCAACTATAGATTGTGTTATTATATTATCTAACTGATAATTCATATCAACTAGATTTAATTCAACCCATTCTACTCTTGTAGATGATTGCATCTTATAATCTTTCTGAACAAATCCAGTAAAGTAGCTTTCAATATTCTCATATCCATATGTTCCATATTCATCATCATCATCACCAGATGTTTTCTCATAAAACATAACCTTATTTACACGAACCTTAATATCATTTTCATTAAATAATAATCTATTTATGAGTTGTGAGTTATATTTAATCTTAAATGAACAAGAATCTATCGTTGGTTTCAGCTTATTATATACATGTCTTTCTCTCTTAAACTCTCTAAGACGTGTATACTCTGAAACATCTATCCATCCAGTTCCATCTTGGAAATCGAATTCAACAATAAATCTATTTCTTTTTGCTATAGTATAGTTGCTTCTATCCATTTTATTCCTTTATGCTATTCCAAGATTTCTTGCTCTTCTAATCTCATCATCAATCATTATTGCAAACTCTCTCAATCCAGGTTCTCCAACAACTGCCTCTGCATTTATTACCACACTTAGGTTTAGGGTTGAGCCTCCATAAGATGCACTTCTTCCACTAGACATTCCGTTTGCTCCAATATCACTCATCCCACCTTCATATCCAGTAGATACATCACCAACACTTGGTAAATCACTTCCATAATTGTTATTACTCTCTCCAAGAGGTCTACTAAATGCATCACTATTAAATGATGGTAATGCTTTATAATCTCCACCAGCGAAACCAAATGTTATAAGTGATAAAAAGAATTGTACTAAGTTGTGTCCAATAGCTGCAAATGTATCAACAACAAAGGTTACAACATCTGCTAAGAATTCTAATGGTCTTGTAACTGCATCAACAACTTTTGATAATACATCAAATACAGGAACAAGAGGTTCTAAAACTATACCCAATAGTTGGAAAAGAGGTACTAATATTGAAGCCATTAACTGTCCTATTATCTCAAGAGGTACAGCAATCAACTGTAATAGTTGACCAAATATGTTAAGTATTGGAACTATAGATTTAAGTATGATTGATATTACTTGGAATATTGGGGTAAGAGCTTGCAATACTGAACTTAATATTTGTATTATTGGAACTAATACTGCACTTAATATGTCTCCAAGTAGTTGTAATACTGGAGCAAGTATAGAGTACATAACATCAGCAATTGCATCCAATACAGGTGTAAGAAGAGCTAAAGCATCAGCAACCATCTGTAATAGTGGTGCTATTATTTCAAACAATGTTGCTAGCAAATCTATAACTGGCATTAAGACCGACATTACTACATTCAATACTGCTTCAATAACTGGAGTAAGGGTTTTGATTATATCTGCTAATACATTAAATACACCTGTAAGTATATTGATTATTGGTACTAAAACCGTGCTTAATACATTTGCAATCATTTGTATAATCGGCATTAATGACATTAATACTCTACCAACCGCTTCAAATGCTGGTATAAGAGCTTGAAAGATTGGAGTAAGAGATGTCAATATATGTCCAAATGCTTCTAATACTGGTGCTATAGATGTTCCTATTACCCTTACTATATTAACAAATGCATTTATAAGAGGTTGTATAACAGTCAATAATGGAGTTATTATACCTCTAGCTAATTCACTTACAACTTCCAGTATATTACTTATTGTTGCTTGCATAGCTTCTGTTGACATCAATGTGTTAAATATAAAACTTCCAATCTTTAATAGTCCTTGTCCAACAGCAGATAATCCAGCCATTATAGTTGTTCCAGCTGCTCTTAATCCATGTCCTATATTATCTAAACTCCTAACTAATGCAAATCCAACACTACCTAATGCATCTTTAGGATCTTTAATCGCATTCTTAATACCATTAATAGTATCTGTTATTCCACCTATGAATCCAGCTCCAAAGCCTTTTATACCTTCAAAGAAGTTGGAAAACTTTGCTCTCAACTCTTCACCTTTCATCTTAAGATAGTATATAAATAGTTCCCAGGTAGACATTGCTGATCCACTCTGTATTCTCATATCATAGAAGTTTCTTTGTATACCAACAAAGGATTTATTTATAGATTTAGCAGCCTCATTACCTGTTTCATCCAATTGATTTACTAAATCTCCAACAACACTTCTTATTTCAAAAGGTAGTTCTTTATTAAGAAGTTGATTTAATTGGGGTTGCATTTGCTTTAATTGATCCCAGAATGGTGCTAATATCTCTCTATTTAGATCTAAATTAGATGTTGCAACAGCTTCTAGATAATCTGTTATGTCTCCACCAAATCCAGCCCAAGTATCTCCTAAACCTTGAAAGGTATCTTTCCAATCTGTTACAAGTTCTTGTCCATATCCAGCCCATACTTCTGATATTTCAGCCCCAACATTTCTATCAGGAGGAGTTAGTGCTTCTTTCCATTGTGGTATAATGTTTGCAGAAAAGCTTTCAAAACCTCTACCCCAATCTATATCAGGCCCACCACCGATATTACCTATTCCACCTCCCCATTCTTCTCTTCTATCCTCTCTAAATGGGTGTGCTATTGCTTGTCTTATATTGTGGGAAGCTTCAAATGTTTTATTTAATCCATCTATTAAGTTGTTTATTAAACCTGCTACTCCACCTAAAACAAACTCAAATATTTCTCCAATACCATGAATCACATCATAGAATGCTTGTCCCAACCAATTGATTGGATTATTTATCAACCATTGAAGACCAGTAGCTAAGCCTTCAATCATAACTCTCCAACCACTTCTCATTCCATATACAGCCCACTCAAATCCAGCTGATAATGGACTCCATATTGTTTCACCTACATTTCTAACAGTATTCCATATTGACTCTATTACTTGTCCAAATATAAGTATCCAACTTCTACCAGTCCTCAAGTATATAGATGATAGAAACTCAAAGGTTGCTACGAATATATCCTTCATATAAGTAAGTTGAGCCTTAACTCTCTCCATTATTCCTTCCCAAGAGAAGGCATAAATAAATCCATTCTTTATTGCATTAAATGATAATGCTGCAATCTCTGGTATATGTAAGAAGAAGTTTGTTATCCGTGTTGAGTGAGCAGCCATCCATTTAGACATTGCATCTAGAATAGGCTTTACTTTCTGTAGGATTGCTGTTTGTAGTGGAGCTAATGCAGAACCTACTTCTTCTCCAAAGTCACCCCACATATTCTTTATTTGTTGTTTGATTCCTTTTGTTGAAGTTGCTACAGTTTCGGCAAATCCACCATATTGTTTTTCTATTATATCTAATGCTGCACCATTTTTAAACTGTTCTTCTGTTAGCTCTTTAAACTGTGGAATCAATTCATTTAATTCTCCACCGACTCCACTATATGTTTTTGCTATGTTTTTAGTTGCTGATTCTAGAGACATCATACCAGTTGATGCTAAGTCTGTTGCAGCATCTAATACTCTTTTAATCTGATCCTCAGACATTTGAAGAGTTGTTAGAAATGATGCTTGCTGTAATATCGCTTCATCACCAAATGTAGTAGTAGCTTGAAGGGCTGATGCATACTGTGTTAATCCTCTATATGCATCTCCATTTATTAATGGATTATTCATAGCAGCAGCAGCTAATCTTATCTCTGATACTTCTTGTTCTTCTTGTAATCTAATAGAAGCTGAAATAGCTTTTGTAACTTGTCGAATAGATATTGCAACAGCTGCCCATTTAGCAATCATCTTGGCAGCATTGGCAACCCCAGTTTTACCTAAAGAAGTAACATTCTGTTTAGCGGAATCTATACCTTTTTTTGATTCATCTTTCGATGTTATTTCATAAGTAGCTTTAGGGTTAGCCATTACTATTATCTCCTTCTACTTCTAGACTTTATTTCTTTCATCCTCTTATCATTCTCTTTTGTTATATACTCAGATAAAACTCCTCTCATAATCATCCACACTCTCATTGTCTTATATGGTTGTTCAAGGGCACCACCACTATATGGTAAATGCCACATATCAGCTTTTTCACTACCAGAAACAGACAAGAAAATATCAACTATAGTCTTAATCTTCCACTCAAAAGCTGATAAATCTTTTTTTATTCTAAATCCGCTGATTGTATATTTTGTGAGCCAGCGGACTGTTTCTGACTCATATTGGCTAAAGGGATATTGTTTCCCCACGCACTTACAATATCCATAGCACACCCACTTCTTACTTTAATTAAATCCCATACTTCTTTATTTGTCATCTGACTCTGATCTTCATTCAAGAAGTTGTGATTAATTATACATTTAGGAGCTATTGAAAACATTCTTTTTAATTGTCCTGAGGATGGATTACCTGGATCTGTACCATCTGTAAGAGTGGTTGCTTCCTCAGTTGTTGGTTCTCTCAATTCAACATATAACTCATCATCTTGGAAACCGAAATACTCACCTACATTAACCTTAATCTTAAATATTCCCGCTTGCTTGTCTTTTAATACTGGCATTTTTGTGCCTCCTTTTTTTATTAGCGTGATAGAATGTCCTCTATCTTCACTTGTAGTTTTTGTAACCGAGCAATGTCCCGGTGTTTCGTTTTGAATTCAGCCAGGACATTCTCAAAATATAAATCAATCTCTTCTAGAGATTCGCACTCAAATACTTTATAGATATAACTGTCATCGCTATAGACGTTCTGCCCATACAACCTCATTAAGAGTATAAACATCCAGGATAGGATTCTTGTTTCATATTCTTGAGACAGGTTCATGTCTCTCATCTTTTACTCCTTATACATTATATTTAGTAGCTCTAGCATCAACTACTGATATGGTTACAGCAGAGTCTCCGCCTTTTTCTAATGCTCTACCACTTAATGGTATTCTTAATCTCTCTGGTCCACCTATACTATTAGGGGCTTCAGTGATTACGAAGTTGTGTATATCAATAATAAGCTGATACTTATTTGTTGGATCAGCTGCGCTATCAGTTATAGCATGAGGAGAAGTAAATACTGCTTTGATTGATAGTTCATCACCAGTCTTGTAATAATCTTCTCTAAAGGTATTAGATTCAGCATTATATAATGCTTCAAAATCAAGAGTAATATCTCTCTTTTGATAATCAATCTCACTCATATACTGAGTACCATCAGCTACGAATAAATCATTCTCTAGGTTATTACTGTAATTAAATGTAAAGTTTGTTACATACTCAACAAGAGTAGCAGCTTCTGAACCAGCAGTACCAACATAAAGTTGTAGTGTATTAAAATCAAATGGATTAAGAGCACTGTTTGATAATACTGCAATTGATTGTGATAACTCTTCCTTTTGTCCAATAAATGAAACAGATGATGTTAGGAGAGATGAACTATCAGTCTCTAAAGAGAGTGAATCAATCTTTAGTCCTGCATAAGTAAATATATCACTCTTTTTATCAACTATTGCAGTTAATGAAGGTAAAGAAGTTCCACCTGAGACTGGAGTAAATGTATGAGTGTATGCAACACCAGCTTCTACTACATCTGTCACAGCAGCCTCAACACCAAGAGCAGCGTATAGTAAGGTACCTATATTATCTGGGTGAACCTCTAATGATAAATCTCCCTCTACTTTCTTTCCAATAATGTTGAAATAGGGAGTTGTGACAGCCCCAACTAGGGCATCACTCTCAACAGTATTATGTGTTTCGCCTAGAGACTCAGAAAGCATTTCTAGTTGTACTGCACCTTCAGCAGCAGTTCCATATGCTTCAGACGATTCTAATCCTATTTGAAACTTTGTATCGTTTCCTGAATTATTAGCCATTATATGACCTCCTTAAGTTTGTTTTCTTTGAACAGAAACATCTATTTGTATATCTATATATCCAACTTGAACCAAGTTGTTTTGTCTTTTAATTACTGGTGATATTCCAATCCCAGTTATACCTACTATTCCATACTCATTATCCTCTCCACTAAATATAGAGAATAACAAGAATGAATATGCTTCACATAGTTTATGAACTACAGTACTATCAGCTCCACTCATAACAGCATATAATGACATCGGTATTTGCCAATGCTCAGCATTTGTTGGATGATTATCAGAAAAGGTTATCTGGCCATATCCAAATACAATAGCTGGGTACGTAGGTAGTTCGTATATGTCTATATACTCTCTATATACATGTTCAATCTGAGGTATGTGATAATCCTCAGTTGTATTTAATTCATCTATATATGATGGCATATACTTCTCAATATGTTGTTTAATACCATCATATATTTGTTCCATTATATTATTCATTTTTCCCACTCCTTATTTAACCACTTTTCAGTTTCTCTATCCATAATGTTCTGAGCAGTAGGTGAATTCATTATATCATCAACAGACGGAGCAAGCCAGGGTCTCTTTGGCATTACTACCTTCTTAGTTATAACCCATCCATCAGCAGTCTTAAATCTTAATGCATCTGCTGTCCTAGGATATATCTCTCCACCATGTTCATGAATACCTGCATATGCTACATTTGATCCAACATTAATAGACCAATCATTATTATATTTGTAGTTGACTGATTGGGCCAACTTACCAGTTTTACGATGTAATACTTGTCCAGATAGATAATGCGTATTAGTTCTAGCTACAATTGCTTCACCTAATACTCCCAATATCTGTCTTGACAGCTTAGGAGTCTTCCTTACAAGCTTGTTTGCTCTAAGCTTTACTTGTCTATCGTTTAACTGTATTTTATGTTTTACCACGACATCGCCTTAAAGTTGTAAATCACTCCTAATACATCATCTTCACTAAAATCATATGAATAGGATGTTCCATCTTGATTTGATTGTGATGTCATACCTTCAACACCTTGCTGTTTATACCATAATGAACATAGTTTTAATGCTACTAATCTTATAGATGGTGGCATTGAAGTTCTAGTCCATCCAGCCTGATAAGATAGTTTAATATTATTTATACTATAAGGGAAGTATCCATCTTTGTAATATATTGCATTACCATCTTCAACTACATCAAATCCATCTACATCATATTCTGAATCATTAATCTTAACGGTATTAAGAGATGTAATGGGTCTATGTCTTACATATATTAAGCTCTTACTATTACCATTATAATATTCATCTGTATATGAAGCTGATATAAAATCATATCCTAAATACTTTTTTATTCTATCATATGCTGCTTCTCTTAATAGTTGAAGATTAGTATCAGAGTTTATATTAGTTGGGGCATTATACCCTTGTTTGAAGAGGTAGTTTTGTACGTCTTGTAACGATATTAAAAAATCATTCATTATTTTTGAATCTCCTCTTCAGTTATAATCTTTCTTATAATCTTATCTTTCTTTATTCTTACTTTTTCTCTCTCTTTTTCTTGAGATCGTTCGTCTATTTCTTCTCCAAATCTCACTTTATCATCCTTTTTCCATCCATTATATAGTGAAATCTTTTCCATATAGACCTCCTTTTAATAAAGCCCCCTCCGAAGAGAGGGCCATTATTACTTTATTCCGCTGCACCAAAAACGAGTCGTGCAAAGTTGTCAGGAAGAGCAACCTTAATTGCTAGTCTCTGCATACCTCTAAATACCACCTGATCATTAGCAAATCTGTAATGTTCTGATGTATCAATGTTGAAGTCCATTCTATCTCCAATATAAACCCATTTAAGGTTACCAAAGAAAGCAGCAGCTCTTTCAGCAGTAGCAGTAGTGGTAATCTCAGCTCTTCGGTTTACAGGGAAACCAAGAAGGTCATAAGTATAGGCTTCATTGAGTCTAATAATCTTACTTGATGCACCATCTTCAATAGCTCTAACAGCATTCCAAGCTGAGTTAGTCATAAACCATTCAGCACCAGCCATCTGTCTATCATCCAACTTACCAACAGCTTCAAGTAAATGAGCTTCAGTTAGGAAGGTAGAGAATGCAGCAGCTTCAACATCACCAGTTATAGTGTTCACTGATGTTGCATATTCAAGGCCATCAAACTGATCTGAACCACTTGCGTCACCTTGGAATACTTCTTTATCAATCTTCTTAGCAAAGTCTTCACCCATTTGAGAAGCAATAAATGTTGCAATAGGTACTGCACTGTCATTTAAATCTTCTTTATTTATAAGAGCAAGACCAGCAAGTTTAGCTGAATCCAATTCAATGTATCCAGGGGCCATCTTACTGTCTGTGATTGCTCCACCAGGTGATACCCAACTTACTGTATAGTTGCCAGTAGGTGCAGGCATTTGAACTTTATCTCTACCCATAGGGACAATAGTACATTTCTGTAAAGCAAGAGATTGTAGATAAGCTAGTCTTACGATTTCGCTTCTAAACTCTGTTGGTGTCCAGTTTGAAAGGCTAGTCTGTACATTATCACCAAATTCTTTCTTAAGACCATCATAGTC